GCCAGTTCACAGGAAAAGTGAGAAAAACCTGTTAGCCCCGAAGGACTCTGACTATTAAAAATAGGAAAGAAAAACACAAAGTGTGTCCTTCGAAAATAACTCGAAATTATAAAATACCCGTTGGTATTAGGGTAGTAATGAACTTTAAACTTTAGAAAATTAAACTAATTATTCCATATTTACTATTTTGGTTAATTTAATTACAATAAAATGATTATATACTAATACTTAATTGCTAAAGAGTTTGCGCTTATGTGCGACTTATGTTTGCGAGAATTGGAACTCCCACAATGTATGAAAGGGTGTAATCATCTCCTGGTGCCTTCCACATGGTAGTGAATATAGCGTTGTTTGCAGCAGGGGCTGTTCGTGGCCGTAAAGTTACAGCACAAGGTGGAATATGTCCTTTAAACATAGCATCCATTGTTAAAGCGCCTCCATTTGATGAGAATTGTGTTGCAGGAGAAATATGTGAAATGTTATAATAGGGTACTTCAAACTCTACTACACCCTCGAGTGTTTGATCGACTATTATATTTGAACCCAAAGAATTTTTGACTGAATTATTTGAAAGAAAATCTATTACTATTTCTGTTGTTGTACTAAAGAAAGAAATTAAACTATTCATTGTGTCTTGAAGAGACGAAAACATTTGGACATCCCAAGCAAATTTACTAGCTTGACGCCCTGCTGTACTAATATTATTAGTAGTTTCGGATATTAATTTATAACGCATAGAACCTCTCCAAAATGCATAAAGATAATAATAATAATCTAATTGTGTCATGCGTCTTGTTGAACCTACAGTTGTTGGTGCTGCCATCATTGAAAAAGGTGCTAAAATTATAGCATCTGTTGTACTTGCATTTAATGTCAATTCACTACCATTGACTTTGCCGAAACGTTTAATTAATTGACGAATTGATAGAATCTTTTCTCCTGTACAATTGGCTTCTGGTGACCAATTTGCATCGATTGTTTGTGTATCTATTGTTGAAGGATGTTGACCATGTTGTGCATCTTCCCGCTGTATGGCTTCATTAGCTCCCATCGACATCTGAGCTAGTGGACGAACCGTATCGTTCTCATATTCTTGTGCTGCTTGTTCTTTCTTCGCTTGTTCTGATAATGCTGTTAAAGCACCAGAATATGGTATGTAAGATGGACATGTTGGATTTGCGAATGTTAAATCTGGACCACCACTTATTTCAACAATCGTATCAATTGCTGAATAAACATTCTGTGCAGCTACTAAGGTATTTAACACTTCTACTCTCACAATACCTGTAACACTATTGTACATTTGAGCACTATTTGTTCCCAGCCAGGAGGATTCTGGTCGTATACAATACATCCATGGTCGTGTTGATACATATGGTACTGTGAAAGTAACCTCTGTTGATTTACGAAGATCTACAATTTTTTGATACGATTTGCTTACATCTGGAGTTCCTGTTGATATTGTTGAATTATAATAAAAAGGGATAAAACTGATTCTTAATCTACCTGAATGATATTGAGTTTTTACAAATTTAAATGTATATACTAAACTACCTCGCCATAATCCAAATGAGTTTGCTAAATAGCCTAAATGTGTTGTTCTAAATCTATCTGTTATTGTTGACGAATATGGTTTAATTTTCATAGGGGTTACATAATTAGTCCAAAGTACAGTACCTGGTGCAGCTGTGCTTCCAGTAGAAGGCCACGAAAAATTATCCCAAAAATTGGGTATGGAAGCTACATGAGAGATTGCCATTTCGTCTGAAGACGTACCTGAAAGTCCAGGTTTAGTTTCAATTGCATTTTGAGAAGATAATGCAAGTTTATGTGAAGCATCTGCGCCATCGTAATTGGCCATACGAACTTGTGTTCGCAATTTGTCTTCTGAAGGAAGTCCTTGTAATGTTGGTTTAGAGAAGCCCAACATACGAAAAATATTTGAAGCTGCAGTTGAAATCCATGCTGGTCGCGTGAAAACATTACCAATAATAGGGATGCGCGAAAGAGTAGAAAGTCCCTCTGAAATTTGACCGATACCACGAGAAGGTGCATGGTTAGAAGCTAATTGTGAAAGTTCAAAGCCTGATTGTGCAAAAATACGCGCTGGTTTATGACTGAAAGTTTTCTTCTTATACATTTGCACCACTTCTTGTTCAGTCATTTGCCCAGTTGCCAGTCGTTCTGCTAAAGTTTGAAAATTTGGTGCTGATCCTGTATAAATATTTGCACCTGTTGGATATTGTACGTCTACATTTTCTAAATGTGCCCAAACAGTATACTCTACTGAACCAGTACCTGACACTTGATCTCTTAATTGACTATATACATTTAAATAAATTGCACCAAATGAACCTTGACCTGTGATTAAATTAAAATAAGCATGCGGAGATACATAAGGTATTCTCATTTCAATTTCTGTACCAACACTTAAATCTAAATCTACACGAGGACATCCAGAACGTCCTTGCAACGTTGAATTTACTAAAGCTACTCGATTAGGCATATATTGTGCATATGGAAAATATTGTAATAATAATCTTCCCTGTTGGAAAGGTTGTGAATTTACTTGTACTTTGACTACTAATGTTGCTCGTAAGCCTACAAAACCTGCTAATTTTTCTTTAATCATATTATTTGCTATTAAAACTTCTGGGAAATTTGCTGTGTAAAGTTGAGCTGCGGCCGTTTCGGGAACTACGGAAGAACCCCAAGAATCGGTTGTTAGGGCCACTGGTCTGGATAAAAAGTCAATTACTGAATGTGTTCTATTTTCTCTCGCCGTCATTGATAAATAATCTGTATTTAAATCGATAATATCTGGTACTGCACTTGTCGTTGGAATTACTCCCTCACTTGTAAAATGAACAATTTCTCTTTGTTCTTCTGTTATATTTGAATTTTCCATTTCTGGGTTTGTTGATTGATTTGCAAGTAAATGTCTTAGCCTTAGGGTCTACTTAAACTACTAAGGAGCATTCAGGGTTCCTGGATTTTAAAAGGGCTGCTTTAACGCATCCTGGAAGTAAACTTAAATAAGTAACGTTATAATTAAAATAGCAATATAAAATTAATTTAGCCTGAAAAAATTATTTAATAATATAAGATCACATTTTAATTTAAAAATATTCTTCTGGGTTCATCTTCATGTCCAAAAGATATTCGCTGTAAGTTAATATTTGTGGAATTAATCGGAATTCATTTTCAATTTGAGCAATTTCTTTCTTAAATTTTTGAAATTTACTCTTACCATGCAAAGCCATTTCTCTTGCTGCTGTCTGAACATTCATCATCAATATTTCATCTGGATCAATAGTGTTTCGCGTCCAATTAATCATTTCATAAATAACATTTTCGTCCAGAGGGGCAACATAACGTCCAACTTCGTCTGAATATACAAAACTTCTCTTAAGGAACTTGACATCATTTAATGTTCGTGATTTGATTATTTCTCCTGTTTTACCTTCATCCGTATATGTATGGGCAATTGTCGATAATGCTTCTGCTATTGTTTGTTGATTAAATTCTTGTAGAACTTCACTTTTAATGTTTAGTACATTATCATCTCCATAGCTCACCATTGAAACACTTTTACAAAAATTATCCATTCCTGATCTGCCGTCCTTCTGCATGACTATCTTCCAGGCCATGCGCATTACAATTGAATTGTACAGAGAATTGATTATTACTGTGAAAGGGTTTCCAGACGGTTGACTGTGAGTCCACATATATACATTATCATCGAAAACGTGTGTGGAGTGGACAATATGTGACCACAAAGTTGTTCGTATCTTTCTATTCTCTTCACCATCGTCATACCATTCATGAATTATGTCTAAAATTGCCCATAATATTTGTGCGTTAAGCGAACCGTCGAAATTTGAAAAGTCGCCAGCAATAACATGTTTGCCTTTGAGTTGTAATTTTATTGCAATTTTGTGCCAGTCTAATGAATATTGATTTGTACCTACTGCTATCTCATTATCTATTCTATTGTGCATACACCAAGCTGCGAAACCTAAGAAATATTGTCGAAAAGCCAACACGAAATGAACTGGACACGCTGAAAAAACACGCGTTTTCCCTACTGCTACCTTTGCCAATTCACGTTTTTCATCCTTAAGAGTATCTGCACAATAAACTCCACGAATGATACCTGCTTCACAATCTGCTATTAATTGTGCCACGTCTTGTTGCAGTTCTTTGGCACTTTTGGATGTAAAATCAAATGTTTCATTAGCACCAAGCCATTTTGTTTTGCCTGGTTTATTTTCGCGATGGTTAGTATAAGGCACACCTGGAGACGTTGTTCTATTTATTGAGACCATAAATTCATCATCTGTACCCATGACAGCTTCTTTATATGATAAAACTTGTTTAAATGGTTGAGGGTCCTTTTGGCAAAAATTTGTTCTCACTAAACGTGAAACATCATTGACACAAGCGTCAATATCTTCATTATTGAGTAATGCTGGAGTAACACCACATTTCTTAAGACCATTCATCATAGGATCTACAAGTTCTCCATTTATTTTAGTTGGTTTTAAAATAGCTGGTGCCATTATGGATGTACGCAATTTACCATATATTCGTGATTTTAAAAGAGTCGTCTTTACTGCTTGACCAACTTTAAACTTAGCTTTCCCTACTGGAACAAAACCCCCTTCTGGCATTTTAGGCTGAATTTCACAATCTACATTCAAATCCAAATCATAAGCCATTTGTGCTACAGGTCCATGAATCTTTTCCAACTTTGCAATTGCTGTTTCTATTCTTTCTTGTGTCCATGGACACGCATACGCAATCCCGTTTTCATCACCTGCAATATGCATCCCAATTAATTTACGCGTCATTTTTTTTGAAAAAATAGCAATTACAGAACCGCAATCACCAGAAACTGTTGATACTCTATATGTATAATAAGACCTTTGAGAATAAAAAATATTTTTTTCTACATCCAAATCAATTTCGATGGTACTATCTACTGGTGTTATTTCTCCAAATGTGTGATACATACGTTCTAATACACTCGACCTGACGCAAAACGTTGACATAGTTCCTTTCATTGAGCCGACTAATGAACCTAAATCTAATTGTGTTACAATGTGTGGTATAATATTTCGATGAGGTTGACACATTTGACGATGTAAGCAAAATAACACACAATCTTGTTCAGAACCATCTATATGCAACAAACGCACTACTCTATCAGTTGTTTCAAATCCATCGTTAGTTAATCTAATCAAATATGACGCTGGAAATTGTATCATTTCATTTTTCCCATCTTGTGTTAAATATAAAGTTGCATCAGTCAAATTTTGTAAAAATAATCCATGAATAAAATGATAAGGTATAGATGCAACCCAACCTTTAAGAAATATAACATTACCAATTAAAAAAATTTTATTATTCTTCTTTGCTATTAATTTATATGTATTCTTGTACAACACATCGGTGACAAGTGACAATGCATTAGGGTCTGAACTTCCTTGAGCTTGAGGTGATCTACCATTTAAGAAATCACTAAGATATTGTGCATCAATCTGTGTCGTATTATCCATTTCTACTTTTACACGTGTATTCTTATTGGTTTTTGAATCTCCACTCCCAGATATTTCCGTCTTTACTTTCACTTGTCGAATTGTGCGCGAATCACCACTCCCAGAGATTTCTGCTGTCACTCGTTGTTCATCTGATTCAGAATCTGAAAAGAATTGATATAAACCAAAAGCTGATATTACTACACCTACAAAACCCAATATCGTCAAATATGGATGTTCAGAAATCACTTTTGTTGCTTCCGCTTTCAAACTATCTAAATTAGTCTTAAATTCATCATAAGCTACTGTTATTCGTTGTGCATATTTTTCCCATATTGTTGGTGGTTTTACATTTGTCTTCTTCCAGTCGTGATAATCCGCGAACCAACTATCATTTTGTGCATAATCATATTCAATTTCAGTCAATGTTTGTCCCTTAGTGATTCTACTAGCTATATCTGACGCAAAATCAAAACATCCTTCTTCACTACAGTCTTGATACGATTCGGCTTTCATCATTTGAACAAAAGGTCGTGTTGCATACGTTTCTAAAAATTTAAGTTTACCCATACTAAGAGCTTTCTTATCACGCCACTGTTTAGAAATTAAACGCGCAAATGTTGGATAATCTATTGGTTCTCCTACCTCTTCACCATTTTTATTCATCTTCTGAAATTCATAAATATTTAAATCTATTGCAACATCTTTGCTTATCAAATCTAAGTTCAAACCAATGACTACGTCTTTCCCATCTACTTCTTCATATGACCTATACTGATGTTTCGGTTGAACCATATATGCGTTCTCATACATTCTATTGTGGAAAGCGTCAGGATAAGTTAAAGATGCAATATCGACTTCCATTTCATTTGTAGTATAAATCATGAGTTCCGCTTGAATGAATGTATTTTTATCGTGTAAAGCAGCCATATGTAAATGTTGAGGAAAAGTATTGCAACTTCTAATTACTTCAAATAATTCTGGATTACCAGTGACCTTATCATCCTTCTTTTGGAAAGCATCATCATAAATTACTATTTTCTGCCCTTTATATCCATCCCAATATTCTGTTTCAACTTGTCTAGCATAAACTTGATGCTGATAATCATTTGCCGTCATCAAACCCATTTCCCTAAGAACATCGATACAAAGAGGATATACCATCTCTGTCTTTCCAATTCCCGAAGCACCACACAACCAAACACATACTGGTTTCATTTTGGGACCACCACCTTTAATAGGACTTGTTGAAACATACTCAAATAGTGAACGAGCTGCCATTAATGTTGTAGTTACCAATTTATCAGCTGTTACAGACAATAAAGGATCTGCTTTAAATTCTAAACCTCTCTTCCAAAGTTGTTCAACCTCACTAGCTACAACAACATCAACATCGATCTTATTTCGTTCTTCAAGATCTAAATATTTTCTTACTGTTTTTGCCCATTCATCTATTTCTGCGTAGATACCTGCCGCTGAACGCAATTCAGAACGCGTCTTACCCAATACCATCATCTTAATTGATTCTAAAGATAAATTCCACCATTCATTCGTATAGTCGATGATTTTGCTTGCTCCTTCTTTTGCCTTTGGCAACCTGTCCAACCGCATCAAATAGGTGTCCCAATCTTTCTTACCCGGAATCTGTTTAATACAAACAAAAGCTACTATTGCATAAACAATTTTACCACAAGTTTGAAACATAGTACTATAAATTAATTCTTCAGCTGAAGTATTGTTGATTAAACCATCTGCAAATATTTTACTCGGCATAAATTCTACATCTTCTTCTCCCCATTGAGCTGCAGGTCTAAGTTGTTTAACTTTTTCAATTAATTCCTTAACTAAATCGATAATATGCTTGTGAAATCCATAATGTTGACAAATAAATAAAAGTACTAAAGCAATGGCGCATCTATATTTTTGAAATTTACAAAACAATTTAATTAATAACACTAATAAAATAATTTTAATTATATCATCCTTAACACTTACCAATCTCTCAGTCATAATTAAACCAGTTGTTGTGAAATTACTTTGTAAAACAGGCAACATAGAATCCAAAAAATTTGTAATTCTTCCAATATCATTTGTTATGCCACCCATAGTTTCCCCATCTGGTATAGTGGCTGCTTTTTTAGCAAATGTTCGTATATCATCAAATAAACCTTGTGCATTTGGATGCATCTGTGCTAATGGTCGCTTTGTATATTGTTCAATTTTACGCACAAGAGTACGAATTTTATTATCGCGTCGTCTAAGTGCATCTTCCAACCGTAACACCCGAGGGTTGTTATTTTGAGTGGTTACGGGGCGCGATTGCACGGGTCCTGGGTTCAATTCTATTCCAGCACGTTGTAATAACATTTGAATAATAATGCCTTCATTAGTTATATTAATTGATTGAAAAGCATCAGCGAATCTCAAAGGCATACGATATTTTGCATTAAATTCCATTTCATCCCAATTATTATTTGCCAAAAATCCATAAAATTGTTTATCATCTTCAATTTCTGGTACTCTAAACAATACATCCACACCTACAGTATTACGCCTAAAATCTTCAAAAAAGTTGGCGAAAGTATATTCTTCTCTAAAATCCAACTTTCCAATGGCCGTGTCTAAGAAAATCTGTGTTTCTAATTGCGTTCGACATAATGGACACGTTGATGAATTTACACCAGATGTCTTTCTCCAACGAGTTAAACAGAAAATGTGGAAATAATGTTTACACGGAATAAGTGGCACTTTCCTTGGAGATTTTATCTTCTTCATACAAATAGCACATTCTTCAACAGTTGCTAATTTTACAAGTGGTAATTTTGCCACTTCTTTCTTTTCTATTGTTGGCGTTGGTGAGAAAGGAAAAAAAAAGATTTCTTGACTATCTTGACGTAAAGCAAGTCTATCAAATAAATTTTCATGCAATCGATAATATATAGAATTAAATGAAATTTCTCTTGAATAATTTAAAGTAAAGTGATATTGTAATGTATTCATATTAACTGGTAATTCAATAAGAAAAGTTGATTGTTGTAACGGAAATTGCAAAATTATATGATTGTGAAGTTGTATATATATACGCATAGGATCCAATCGTTGTGTTTCCTCACAAACTAAAACGTGTAATTTTAAAATATGATTTGTGCGAATAGGACATATTGGCATGTTACGCATATTATCAACGAGTGTGTCCAAAGTTACTAAACGTGTACAAGGAGCATAGTGAGATAAAGGTAAGATTGAGGGTAATATTTGACATTGCAAAACAGCACGCGAGGCATTGCCATTAGTATTAATAATTATAATTCGTAAAGGAGAGAGTCCATTCCATGCATTTTGTTCGACATTGTGAATTTGTTCATTTCGAGCCTGGGGTTGAACATCCCCGCTTAAATTTCTTGAATCTGACATATTGTTCGGTGAGTGGTTTTTCGATGTCCAGGGTAGGATCATCTTTATCCGTTAGAATTGTCATAGAAAATACAAGGTTGTTATAAACCGCAAGGTTTTCAAAAATTAAATTATTATTATGATGCATAAATTTTCAATTTGTTATTCGACAATAATTTACCTCGGCCGGTCAGCGGAGTGGGTTGATATAATCGCGCCTGTAAATTAAAGCCTCATCTGATCATAGCAGTGAGCTCCTAAAACCATATAGGCAGACAGAATCATTTCATTTAGGTTGGCTATACTTATAGCAGACAAATGTCTAATTTATTTATATAATAATCCAAAAATTTTTTACTCTACAGATTGGTTTTAAAAGAAATAAAATAATAAAATAATAGATAAAATAATAAAATGATGTAAAATAAAAAATGGTTTTAATATAAAATTCCCGAGCTATAGTAGTCCCAAGTGTGTTCCATAATATAAATAAATTGGTTCAAGTAGAACATAACTATTAAGAATATGTTTTTCGCATGGTACAATTTATATTATAAATATGCTTCTTTTGGATTATACGTCCAGCAGTTGAATTCGTTACGTGTGTAGATTAAATCTAC